GTGAGATCTATAGCAAAGCTAAATCTATCTCCGTTAAACACGACGAAACTGTTTGTGTGAGGCTCGACACTGGTATGATTAAACCTCGTGCCATTACCCAGCTCAGTCCTAAATATTTGGCCAAGTGGACTCAATTAAATCATGATTTGGCTTATCTATTGCATGAAATATTTTCTATTGAAAATTGTATCGAAGTAGATAACCCCTTTTTGGGAACATTAAGCGTCGTTTTTATCTTTGGTAGCGGTTCTACTCAGGATATGTTGAATGTTATGATGCGACACACGTTGATTTTTCCTGATGTCGCTTTGTGGGCTTCGGCGGGAGATGACGTTTTGTTGTATTTTGGAAAATGGGGAGCGATATTAGGAGCTTTATTTTTAGAGGCGGATGGTTCTAATTGGGATCAAACTATGGGTCGCGAAGTGTTTGAGGGCGATTTAGAAGTTTTGAAATTTTGGAATATTTATGAAGAGTTTTTATCCGATAGAAACGAATTTGCTCAGGCGGAATTTTTGTTATACAAAGAGCTAGGTGATGAATGGTTTAAATTACGTTTTAGTGCGGATGTTCAACAAGCCACTGGTGCTGGGGATACTACAAATTCTAATAGTTTCCATGGTTTAGGACTTGGTGCTCATTTGTTAAAAAATATTTCTTGTATAAAAGATATAGTACCTTTAGCTCAAGATTTGGGAATTATTCTAAAAACCTCAACGTTTGATTCGTGCTTCGGTCCCACCTTTTTAAAAGGATGGTGGTTGCCTACAATTGATGGATCTTCTTTTTGGTTTCCTTTACCTAGTATGGTACTAAAACTAGGTAAAATGTTACGACCGGCCCGATCCATTTTTAAAAATGATTCTGAAGATGTCGCTATTCGCAAAGCGGCTTATGCCCTCGCAACCAGCCCCGGAGTTATACCCTATGATTATCCCGTTTTAGGTCCTTTTATCCATATGTTGTTGCAGTTTGGAATTGAGACCCACGTTCGACTCACTGAACGTTATGAAAAAGTGCAATGTGCTCCTCTATCATTGCCTTTAGATTTATGTATTATTTATGATATGTTTTACCGCAGATACAGCATAACCGAAGACGAAATTCTAGATTTTAAACGACTTGTTCAAAGTATTCGTTCGTTGCCTTGTCTCATCAGCTCTCCTCTTTTTGAGAAGCTGATTGTAGATTATAGGTGACTATCGAGCGAACCCGCGCTCTCCTCCCCTGGCTGGGTGATCAAAGCCAGGCGGACATTTTTTCTGATCCGAGTTATAAACGTAATTTATCAAATGAAGACTAACGTCAATTCTAAAGCTAATAATACCAAAACTAAGGTTTTAGTTTCTGTTCCTAGTTCAAAAAATAAGAACAAAGTGGTTTCTCCCACTCAAAAAAGAAATATCCCTCAACCGATAAAATCACCTAAG